CTCCGCCTCTTCCTCCGCCACCGCCACCGCCACCGACGTTGAGAGAGGCGGAGCCGGAAGCCCTCGCAAACGCAGATTCGAGCCTACGAAGGTCCGACTCGGCAGCGCCGGTGTCGAGACGCACCTTGATGACGGCATCGGCGCTCATGTGGCAATGACTGTTCTCTTGCTGCCCAGTTCCAGAGAGGAGTACTTCTCACTGGTAGCGGCACCAATCTGAGTATACCCGCACCACACAGAGTACGAAAACGTACCCACCCCAGGTGAGTCCGTCACTCCGAATGCAAGGTCGCTGGCGAGGGCCACGTCCGTGCCCGTCGCCACCGTTGCCGGAGCCACCAATCCGGTTGCTCTCCGCAGCACTATCTTCAGCCGATCGTACCTGTCCGGCGGCACGGTCCAGGACAACCTCACGTTGCCGCTACCGATGGGCTCTGCCACAAGGTGTACCGGAGGGTCGAAGTGTTCGTCCCGCGTGCACCACGCCTTCAGGTTGTACTTCCTGGAGCCGATCATGCGGCCCTCGACCTGCTGCGATGGCGGAGACCCCACGAAAGCGCATGCTGCCCTTGCTCCGTCCGCCCCCGTTGCCTTACCAACCACGTCGAGCAGACGCGCCTCCAACTCGAGTATCCCGCGTCCGTCTGACGAACCCAAGCTCTTCCTGGGCCCTCCGATCAAGATACGTTCACCCATCGGGTCGCCCAGCACAGCCTGAACGAGGATGAGCGGAAAATCTTGCAGGATAAGGTCCGGGTCTTCTTCGTCGACCTCAGAGGTGTCTCCGACCGTGACAAGGACGATCGGCATGCGCAATTCTTTGAGGGCCTTCTCCGTGGGTCCGTCTGTAACCTGGACAGAGCCGAACGTGTTGTCAGACGGAGAATCAGGCCAATTGTCATTGGCCAGTAGGTACTTCAGCTGTTCGGCCATCTGCAGAGTGTTCACGGCGCTGGCTCCATCCCCCTCGCAGCCTGCACCGCAGACGCCAGCCCAATGCCCAGGGCAATGTCGTCTCGAACCTCGGGGTCTCCTGAGGCGAGAGCCATGCCTATTGGACCCGACCCGGCTACGGCATGGCGTACCGCAGTGTCCCCCGCTACCCGTGCGGAGGCATGTGCAAGGGCAGCTCTCTCACACGGCAGGAATCCCTCCAAGTCCTCCAACGTGGGACGATAACCGGACGACACAGCCTCCAGGACGAACTGTGCCAATGCCCCGAGCGCCGCAGGATTTTCGGAGACCTGCGCTTCGATGTCGTTGAGGTTCAGGACGCGGGACAGCAGCAGAAATTTCATAGAGACAGATCCTTCAAGAAGCCGATGCTGTAGGTGCGTCCGGTGGCGTCCCTGGTTGAAATGAACACTGTGCCGATCTCGAATCTCTTTTGCAGAGCCAACTCCATCCTGGCCGATTCTTCCATCATTGGGATGGCTCTGTAGAACAAGATGGCTGGGGTACGGTCAGGGTCCAGAGGACTGAACAGCAGGACAACTGCCTTCTCGCTCAGCATGAACCCGGGGCGGTTTGTGGAGGTGGTCGGACCAGAGATAACTCTCTGCTGGGTTACTGACCCAACCGCCGTGTTGGGGAACAGTAACGCAATGGCTTCTGCATCGTACTGTCTCACCACGGCAGCGAGTACCATATTCTCGCCGCACCAAATCACCTCGGACACTTCCTGGCCAAATGCTTCGTTCTTGATCTCCTTGCGCGTCTGGACCGGGACTACGGCCACCTTGTGGACTGAGCCGATCGAAGTGCCGCCGTGTGGGTACGCCGTAGCGAGGCTCGTCGGCCCGTAGCACAGACGCCCAGGGACATTCAGTACTGAGGAAAGATTGGGGGAGCTCATAGGTTCACAGGTACGTCACGGTGTAGTTGCCCAAGCCTGCTTGGGAAACTATGTTGATGATGTTCTTCTTGGCGTCATCGTCCATTCCGACGAACGGACGTGCCGGCACCTTGACGGAGACCTGTGAAACGTTGGGATTTGTTATCCAGGACAGGGCGCTGTAGTACGAAGCCCACGGCTGACGGGAGAGGAGATTCGCCAATCGAGACTTGACGAGAGGAGTGACCTCCTGCGTGCTTTGTCCGCCGAAATTCATCAGCGAAGCGTAAGGGAGCACAGAGCCAACTTGGACCTGGTTCTTTGCAGTTACCCGCATCGCGAGCGACATCTTCAGCTGACCAGTGTCCACGAGTGCCGGCGTAGGGTCGAGATACCGGGTCGGGGGAATGGGACCCTTCTCGCGCAGGTATCGCACCACTCCCATCATGTTCGGCACAGCACGGGAGGGCCAAGGCTTCTTACCGTATCTCTGCTCTCTAAACGCCTTCTGCGACCGGCTCAGCAGGTATGCGCCGATGCCGACGAGGGCCGGACGCGGGTCTTTCACATACGCCTGCAGGGTGCGAAAGACCTGGCCAGGTTCGTACGGGTACCTCACGGAGACCTGGGCGAATATCCGTCAAATGAATCTTGATCAGACCATGGCCGAATCTCCTCACCAAGCTGCACTTCGGTGGACGGGGTCAGGAGGCTGGTCGTGGCCCCTGCCGAACGATTGCGACCGCGCACAAGGGAATACTTCCCTGCAGCCTCTAGTGCCTTGTCCAGGTCGTCTCGCACCCCCGTCGTCCACTCAATGAGAATGGCGACCACAAGCGGCACAGAGACGCGCACATCTCCGGCAACGGTGTCGTCGTAGGTCGCTCCACACCGCTCCGCAAACAAACTCGCAGCATCCGTGCACGCGAGAGCAAGGATAGTCGTGTTGGCCGTCGTAGCCGCACGGTCGTCCGCGTTCGTCAGCTCTCGCAGCCGCCGATCGGGGATGCGGGCCACCACGTTCGTTTGGAGAGACATGGGCCTCTATACGGTCGAGTAGTTGGGGCCGTACTCTTCAGCCAGGACCACCCACGCACCGCCGGACTCGGGGGCGAAGATGATGTCACTCGGCATACCTGCGACGTTGCATCCGTTCAGCATGAACCTGAAGGTTTTCGTGGCGATCCAGGCTGTGCCCAGGAGACCGTCCGCCTTGCGCTGGACGGAGTACGAAGGCTGATCGAGGAGAACGTCTGCACGCTTCCATACCTCGCGGCCAATGGAAACGACCTGGCGGTACGAAGACATGATTTACGGGTCCACGACGCTGGGGGAGCTAGAATGGGGCAAGTATCCCTGGCAGAAACGCCAGAACCACTTCTGCAATATCGAGTCGCTCCCGGCGAGGGCATCAGACCACGAAAAGGAATCGTCTGTAAGATGCGGCGTCGCGGACCCGATCGGGCAATACCAGAGGTTGTCGAATTCGGTGAACGACACCAGAATGGGCTCGTCCACCAGCGTATACCCCGTCGTGCGAGAGCTGATCTGAATCTTGACATCCAGATAGTCCTCGTTGAACGTCTTCAGCCAGTTCTTGACGCCCAGGGGGATCTTGAGGATGTTCCAGCCCGTCTGGGCGACAAGTGCGACGACCACGGTCTGCGAGCCCAGGTGCAGCGTGAGGTTGCCGTCCCCGGAGCCGACCTGCCGGTTGTACACGCATTGCAGATAGTACGGCGTCAGGGGGTCGAGCTGCGTGCCCTGCAGATTGATGCGCTGATAGATGGTGTCGTTTGTGGAGATCTTCAGCGAGGCTGGAGCCGACTCTCCGGGCATTTCCCGGTAGTAGTTCGTTTGATCGATTGCGAAGTTCGCAATTGAGCTGAGAGGAGTCCAGCCGGGGATGTCTGTGGGGACGGCGGTGGTGCCAGCGAAGTCGCTGAACGACGGATTCTGCAGCAGAGACTGGGCTCCACTGACCAGGGCGATGTTGCGACGCTTGCCGGACCCCGTGGGAAGCAGCGAATCGCGAGACTGAGCTGCTCCCCTGAATTCGAACAGTTCCTCGTGCCGTCGCGATCCGCTGTTCTGGTCTGCGATACACTTCGCGACCTTAGCGTCGAGATACGTGCCTTCGATGGCGAAACCGTTGGCGTCCGTGTTGAGGCGGTGCAGGGTCGCGCCACCGATGTTGCCTCCTGCCGCCGTCACCGAACCGAACGTGATGCCGCGCGAAGTGACGGTCTTCGTGTTTGCGACGAAGTAGTCATAGATTCGCCTCTTGAGAATCGACACGGGGTCGGTCTCTGGCGCCGCGATTGCCCGTCCGTACTCCCGCAGAAGGGGTCCCAACGCCCCTCCGTACGATTGCAGGAGGGCGTCGAGGTTTGCTCGACTCACCCGAAGGCCATCCAGCACCTCAGCAGGGTACTCGGTCTCGAGCGACTGGACGAAGACGTCTTCCATGCTGACCCAGTTGTTCGTTGCCGTGACGCCAGCGTACTTCAGAGCCTCATTGTACATGAGGGTGAGGTTCTTGATCTGGGTCTCGATCTCAGCGACAGAAGCAGCCAAGGTTCACTCCTATCGTACGAAATTTTCGTCCCACCAAATGGGCCGTGCGCATGGCTCCATGCGGATGTACGGAGCGACGTTCGTGTCGGTGTCGGGGTCCATGGGGTTGGCCTCCGACGGCGTGATGACCTCGACGCGCGAGACGATGTCGCTCTTGGGGATCTTGGTCGTGCGCAGGAACGTACGCTGGACGGCCAGGAGAATCGCCTCGAATTCCTTCGTGGTCAACGCTTCGATGATGCCGTCCATCGATCGGCGTGCCGCCTTGCCGGATCGGTCGAAGCCGGAGATGGGGGTCGATTGCTTGACGAAGGTGTGACCGCCCAGGGTCACCTGGTCGATCGGAGCCGAGTGAATCACCTGTAGGTGGTAACACTGCTTCGGCGACTTCGTGGGAATGACAACCACGGACGCAGGAGGATTTTCCTGCGTCCGCTTGGAGATTTCTTGCATCTAACCTCTCCCTGCTGCTGCTAGGTGGTCACCTTCATGATGCCGTAGCACACACCGAAGCCGAAGCCGGTGCGGCTGATGAACTGCGTGCCCTCGATGCCGGTCTTGCGGGCCTCGTCGGAGTTCTCCATGCGGATGGGGATCTCCTGGGGGGCCGAGCGGTTGACCAGAACGATGGGCTTCGTCTTGGCGCCCTTGTGCACGATGAACATCGTGCCAGAGGAGATACGGGGGGTCAGCATGTAGTTGACCGTGTACCCAGCGTCGAGCAGGACGTTCGACACGCCCGCGTTGCTCGTGGCACCGGCGACCGACTGGGCCACAGTCTTCTGGTCGAAGCACTCGTTGAAGGCGAGAGCATCGTCGGCAGAGCCGAGGATGAAGAACTCCTTCACGTTCGAGAAGAGAGGCTGGCCGACCGTGTCCTGCATCTTCATGAAGCGGACGCGGGCCGCCATGAAAGCAGCACGGAGACCGATGCCGCTGGAGAACGACTGGCCCGTGAGGATGTTGCCGCCGACGACGCCGTAGCGGTCTGCGCTGGCACCGTCCGTGGCGGAGAATGCCGCGACGCCGTCCGCCGCATTGGGCACGGACGACAGTCCGTTGATGTCCGTGGAGGCGGTGAGCATCTGGACGATGATCGACTCGGTGCGCTGCCACCAGCCCTTTCCGGCGTCCTGCGCCCGGTCCACGAGCGTGGAGGTCTGGTCGTCCTGCGCGTCGGTCCAGCGCCACGTGACCTTCTGCTCCCACTCATCGACGTAGATGGTCCATCCCACGTCACGGAATCCCTGTCCTGCGACTTCCTCACCCTTGCGCCACAGACGCGGGATGGGGGCGGACTCGAAGTACGCGCCCTTCCAGTGGTCCGACTTGCCCTCGACTTCCTTCACAAGGAGCGACATGTTGCCGTCGAGGGGCGAACCCTCTGCCTTCTTGTAGGCATCGGCGTAGTCCCGAGACACACCCAGCGCGAGTGAGTTGCTTGCGAGACTCGTGGAGACGATCTGAGACATCTAGAACTCCCTGTTCAGAGGACTGCTTCGTTGCGTCAGTTGCCTAGAGGGCTTCGCTGGCGCCGATCGGGTAGAGAAGAACCTTGCACTTCGTGCCGCTGCCGTAGTAGCGGGACACGACGCCGATGGGGGTGGAGACGGTGTCGTCGGTGAGCGTGAGGACGGCGTCGTCGGTGGCCCAGACCTGGTCGCCGACGTCGTTCTGGTTGTCGACACCGGTGACGTTCACCTGGTCGATCTCCATGATGCCGTCGCCCAGGAGCACCTCGACCTCGTACCGTCCGGCAAGCCCATCGCCGGTGACCTGACGCTCGCAGATACCGAAGCCGATGAGGGCCGCCGTCGCGTCCGGCTTCACCACGAGGCCCGTGGTACGGTTGATCCGCACGTACGAACCTGCGTAGAACGTGACGCCGGAGGTGGCCGGGATACGGAGACGCTTGCCGCCTCCGACAACGATCCGGTTGGTACCCTGTGCGAGAGCCATGACTACTCCTTGATGATCGAGTCGGCGCGCATGGCGCGATCGACGAAGAACTTGATAAACCCAGGCTTGTCGTGCTGCTGACTCTGGGCGAGGAACCTGAAGCTCACAGAAGCATCCCGGGCGTACTGGAGAGCCCTCGGGTCGTTGGCGTAAGGCTCGAAGAGCGGATCCTCGATGATCGCTGCCTTCGGCGCACCGCGCTGTTCTCCGTTGCCCCATTCCTGCGTCGGAGCGGGGATGGCGAATTCCTTGATGCCGCGCACGTACATCTCGATGGCGGGTTTGCCGCCGATGTCGTAGGCTTCGACGCACCGGCGTCGAATGTCGTCCGTGACCTCGTAGCCGTCGAGAGCGAGGAGGCTCTCCTGGATGGTCGACGACTTGGTCTTGTCGCGTTCGTGCGACGCGAGGCGCATCGCCTGCCCGTCGATAACGCCTCGCAGACGCTGCATCTCCAGCGAGAACTGAGCCGGCATCGGAGCCGGGGCAGCCCCAGCCGGGGCACCGCCACCGGGCGGAGGCGGAGCGGCACCACCGGGCGGAGGCGGAGCGGCACCTGGCGGAGGCGGAGCACCGGCGGGCATGCCACCGGCAGCACCGAGGCCGAGAGCCTGCGAGAGCTGCGTCAGGAACTGAAGGATCTGCTGCATCACCGGGTCTCCGGCAGGGGGAGCGCCCGGGGG